CCACGCGCAACGATCGCAAGGCCGTTCAGCGCCTGTTCCGTGTTCATCTGTCCGTCAACAATCTGCTTCGCGTAGTAGCGCATCTGCTGCGACCAGTCTCTAGACTTTTCCGCAATCGTCGGTCTCATGAAACTGCGTGCCGGGATACCGCGTGAAGGTGCGCCGAATTCATGAATACTTGCAACGTAAGCAGTGGGCGTGCCGTCTGGATATTTCGCAGTTGAGAACCAGCCGATGCGTACGCTGAAGTCATCCATATCTTTAATGAACGCCTGCAGCTTCACCATCGTTGGAGTCTGCTTCCTGACGACACGCCCCATACTTACCACCTACGCCGGTTGCCGCCGAAGCCACCGCCGATTACGCGGAATCCCTGCTTTTCAGGCTGACCGCCGTACACGAAGCCGCCCGCGCTCAACTGTTCAAGCAGCGCAAGCAGCATCTGACCATACGGCGTAGTGATCAGCCATGCGCGCCAGTTGTTACGCTGCGGCGGCGCAAGGATACCGATCGTAACCTTGTCGATCGTTGCCGACGTGATCACGACCGGCGCACCTTCGCCGTTCACCAGCACGCTAGCCGAATACAGCAGATGCGCCGTCAGCATGTTCAGCGCGTTATCGAGCGATTGGCCGTTGAGTCCGCACCAGTAATCTGAATCACCCAGGTACTGAGTCGCCACGCTCCACCATGCATCGTATGCGGCTTCCGTCGTGATGATCGCCGGAAACAGTTGCTGAAACTGCGGATATGTTGGAACGTGTTCGGCCATGGCGCATTACTCCTTCCAGACGGGCGCACCGCGCGTAACGACTTTGCGCCCCTTGCCCTTGTCCGCACCGATGGTAGTCGGAATCGGCTTCACTTCGTTCGGGTCGTTCGGGTCGACGTTCATGAAGTCTTCCGGCGTGATCGGCGCAGACGGATCTTTGTAGGCGTCATGATCGGCAACCGCACGCTCGATATCGACCTGATCGCGACGCACGGTGATGCGACCTGTTTTGACGTGTTCGCGAAATACGGGACTCGTTTGCAGATGCGCAAGTGCGGCTTCACTGATCGAAGTCAGCACGCCCAAAGGGGTTTCAAGCGTCTTCAGTGCGCGATGCGCGCCGCCCGTGATATGCACGCTGGCATGCATGAGGTTATCGCCCTGCGGCGACTTGCCGTACACCGGGTATTCCTGCGAATTCGTCAACGTCGAATAGACGTGAACGGTCTTCGGACCTGAAAAAATATCGTCTGCATGCTTCATATTATTCTCCGCAATAAAAAAGGACGCACCCTAAGATGCGTCCCTATTGTACCTCGCCAGCTTTTGACGGCTTTTAGATACCCGTCAAACGATACACGGCATAACCGCGTTTCAGCAGCGTGCCAGCCGTCGCGTTCGTGTAGCCTTCAACGTAACCCTTCACCTTCTTTTCGACGCCAAGGGTAAACATCTTCGTCGGGACGACCTGAATGAACGTGCGTTGATCGTCCGTACCCGAATCAACCACGCCATCGGCGTAGAAGTACAGCGCTGACGATCCGCCGTTCGCATCGATCAGTTCCGGCGCCGATTCGAAGCGGACATTGGGATACGTTTCGCGCATGTACTGCATCACCGAGTAACCGAGTTCAGTCGGCGTACCGAGGTAGTTTTCATACCCGTTCGGGAAGCCGATCGTGATCGGGGTCTTGTTCGACTTGATGCGACCCAACGATTGCACCTGCAGCGCCGTCAAACCCTGGCGCAAGTCGGCAATGATTTCCAGCGTGGTTTTCGTCGACCATAGCGGCGATGCGCTAGCACCGTTCGCAGCGGTGATGTACGCCGGCAGGTTCGGATCATTCAGGAAGCCGTACGTCAGACCCGAACCATCGTTGTAGCCGTAGAAACCAACGCGGTTGCGCTGAATTTCCAGCGCTTCGCCGACCTGTGTCCGTTTCTCGTCAGCGCTTGATACCTGAATGCGCGCCGAACGACTTTCTTCCAACGGTGCGACCTGCAAGCCCGCTTCAAAACGAACGATGGTCCGCTGCGTAAATGCAGGGTTCCACGAAGTCAGCGCGATGTTACCGCCATCCGTGTACGGTTGTGCCGTACCCAGCGGTTCGATCGTCTTCATCACGATTTGTTCATCGTCCCATGCGCCAACCGTGGTAATGCCTACGAACTCGTCCAGTTGGCGTACTGCGGTGATAACGCGCACCAGTCCCGGGAGCCAATTCTGCAGGAACTGCAGCAGGCCCGGAATCGTCGGCGACGTGAGACCGGGCAACGGGGCAGGCGACAGACCGACATCGTTCGAGTCCATCGCGTGTTGCAGCATCTGCGCCAGTTGGCGACCCTTCAAACCGCGAAGATGGATACCGTAGTTTTCGAGCATTTCATAATGCCCTACGTCTGCCGCATCCATCACCATCGATTCGATAGCACGCCACGTGCCATCTGCGCGCCGGGTGCGCGGCGCAATGTGCGAAAATTCGCGGGAAACTTCTGTACTCAGCATGTAACGCTCCTAAATTGTGAGGGTTTGCGGCGACGCTAAACGCTTACGGCGTACCCGGTTGCGGACCCATCAAGCTGATCGAGCACAGCCCGCCCGCAGTCGGTTGCGGCAGATCATCAACGACGGCGCCAAGGATCTGCGTGTAACCGGTCGGAACGGCAGTACCGGCAGGCGCAGACGACAGAAGACCCGTGGTGTTCTGAAACATCACGTAATCGCCGATGCCGACGTTTGCGTTTTGCATCACAACTACCAGACCATCGCCCGATTGCGCGAATTCACCTTGCGTATTGTTCGGCAAGGTGATCGTCGCACCAAGCGGGCCACCTGCAGCCGAACCGTACGATGCGTACTGTTTCGGACCGGTCAGGATACCGGCGAGAATGCCCGTGCCGCCTGCAGCAACCACGCCGCCTGCAGCCGCCTGTGTGAACGCCGAACCTACGATGTTGTTTGCAGCCGAACCGGAAACGATGAAACCCGGCTTCGTGCGACGACCGCCGCCCGCTTTGCGCCATTCGCCCGGCACACCAAAGCCGTAGTCATAGCGCACTACTGTCTGAACGCCACTCATAATTTAAACTCCTGAAATTTAACGGGTTACCGCGTGCATCGTGTCGGCAGATGCCGCGCGTGTTACTTGCCTTCGTAAGCGGTCATGAAGGCGGGTTTTTCGCCCTTGTCCTTACCGTCTGTGACGTGCTGACCAGCGACATGCAGCGTACGTGCAGTCGGCGGCGTACGGCCATGCATCCACGCTTGAACCGCGCCGATTTCCTGACCGGCGCTGCACGGGATCTTCGCCGTCTTCGTGACGTATTCCGCCACTTGCTGCTCGTCCCAATCTGCGCCATCCATCACCGCATCGAAGTTGCCGATGTAGTGCGATGCCTGTTCCGCCATCTTGGCGCCACGCTTGACCGATGCCAGCACATCGCGCGCATCGGTAACGGGTTGCATTTCCTTTGTTGCGGCGGCGACGCCGGCCTTGATGCCTTGTTCGATCGCGCGCTTGATATCTGCTGCGTCCATCACCTTTTCATCCTTTTCAGTTGCGTCGCGACCGCGCGTGTTTGCCGGGTTACCTTTACCCGTGCCGTTCGTCGCGTCGCCTGCGTTGCTGGCGTCCAGCACGATCCCTTCCTCTTCGTCAATGTCCTCTTCGGCTTCACCCGAAGCAACAACGCCGATTTCCGCGATCTGCTGAATGACCGGCGCGGCTTGCTCGATCAACTTCGAAAGCTGTTCGAGTTCGCCGGCATCGGCTTTATCGGGTGCATCGTCTGCTTTGTCTTCTTCGTCTTTGACGAATTGCATAAGACCTTGCAGGATGTTCGACACGCGCTTGATCTGCGGCGTCAACTTGACAGCGGGCTTTTTCACGACGGGCTTCGCCATAATCTGATACTCCTTCGAGTCGGTAATAAAGGAAAATTCTTTCGCGTCCATCACGGCAATATCGGGACCACTGCGCCCGTCATTCACAGACGCAAGATGATTGCCCCGCATCGTGCGCTGAACATAAGTATAAGGGATACCTTCGTACACACCCGGCGCATACTCGAAGCGTGCGCGATAACCAAGCGATAATTCACGCTTGCCGTTGTCAATCCGCGCTTCATGCGTTGCCGTCCAGATTTTAAGGTTTCCCTTCATCTGTTTAGCAGCCGGATCATAATAAATCCGTTCGCCGATCACGCCCTCGATCGGTTTTGCTTCTACAGGCGTGACATCTTCCGTCTGCCCCAACATCAGATGGTTATCGATCCACGGCAACAACCGGAACGAAGCCATACATTCTGGATCTGATACTTCCTCTTCAGGACGATAAACGTTGTAAAACGCCTTCGGATCTGGCGCCCCTTTGATGTGCTTCCCAAGGTACGGGAAGACGCCAACCGCCATGATCGGGTTATCGTCAATCTCCAGCCAGCCGTTGATATCCCGATCGCGTTCGTCCATAACCGTGCAATCGAGCAACGCCGCGCCGATGATAGATGCGGTCGTTTCACGGTGCAGCGGCGCCGGCAACCCTTGTGGATCGAACCAGCCGAAGCCCGTATGCTCTTCGTTGATCGTCACGCCGAAGCCGTCGCATCGTGCGCTATAGGCGCGAAGATTTTCGTACTGCCCCAGCATGCGCAACGGCATCAACGGAATGTAACCCGTTTCTTCCATCGTTTCGCGGCGCGCGGCTTCGTCGGGGCTTTCGCCATCTTCGATGCGACCAGCCGGCAGGCCCCACGTACCATCTTGGCGACATAGCAACAGCACGCGGTTCAATGGATTGATGAACACGATCCCTGCAGCCGGTAGACTTTCGCCGTCGTCCTGCGCTTCACTGTAGGCGATCGCGGCGGCTTGTTTCTGTGACTTGCCAGCGTTCACTTCCGTTGCGATATTATCGCTGATCACCTTTTTACTGCTGCCTTTTTCGAGTGGCATATTTATTCACCGTCTGGAATGATTGCGCGCGATCCATCATCGGGATCAATCGACTTCAAACAATGATCCTTCTGAAAAATATTCAGGAACTTGCAGAGAACACAGCCCCATGTTTTACCTCCGAGCATTGCCTTACCTGCACGGCTGCTGATCGTTTCACCCGGATCGCCGCCTGTGAGCGTGTTGCCGAATTCATCGATCCAGATCAACAGGTTCAAAAGATACTTTCCCATTTCATTCCTCGTCGTCATGGTAGCCAGCAGGTAAGCGGAACACTGGGCGCATCGTACAGCGGCAAAACGGCAGTTGTCCCGGTATCCCTTTAACTTGCGGCGTCTTCCCGCGCGCTTCCTGAATCACAGGGGGATCGCTTAGTTTATAGATGTTGCCGTCCAGCACGTCGCGATGATACTCGCGCGGGTGATTCGACCCGCCACCGTGTATCCATTCGAACTCATCCATATCGAGCGCTTCCATGCGCCCCTTGTTGAGACCGTTGAATGCCTTGCGTGTCTGATCAAGCGCAACATTCTGCGCCCAGTTGCGAACTTCGACGCCGCGTTTGTTCAGTGCCGGAATCAGATCCTTCAAACCTTCGCCGGTCTGAATCGAGCGCATCACGTCGCCCTGCATCGCGTCCAGATACTTGCCGTTCGTGCGCTTGATAAGACCGACGTTTTCCTTAACGCTTGCGTCAAGCATGTCGTGCAGTTTGGTCGTCAAAATGCTCGTGTCTAGCACCAGATCGCCGCTCAACTCTTTAAGCGAGTCGCGCAATTTGACTTCGCTATCATCGGAAACTTCGTCGATAAACTGCCACGCCATTTCGTTAGCGATGCGTCCGAACGCCTGCGCCCATTTTTTCTGCAGCGCGTTGAATACCATCTGCACCTGATTAGCTGGCGATGCATCCATCACCGCATCTTCCGGCAAGTGTTCATCAAGACACGCCACGATGTCACGCATCGCTTCCGCGCGCATGCGGTCAATCATCTTTAGCCAGCGTGCCGCGTAACGCCCTGTGATCGTTTCGGCGACGTGCAGCGACTTCCCCTTAACTAGCGGGATCTTGAACCTGTCGACCCATGCCTTACGTTTCGCGATAACGCGTACTTTGCGGGCGGGCATGGCTTAATCTGAATGTGGCGTATTGAGATTGCCGCTATCGTCAGCGGGTCCACCTGGCGCCCCGTTGCCTTGCGACATATCAGGTGCAGGAGCATCTTCAATTGTCCGTACCGGCTCACCGTCAATGTCAACATCCGTTTCCCCAGGTGCGCGCACGGCAGGCGTGATGCCCGTCAGACCCATTGAAGGATCGTTGCGTACGGCTTCGTTGATATCCACGCCGTCGACGGCGCCCATGTCGAAGATCAGTTTGTACGTCTGCGCCTTCTGGAAATTCGTCGTCGCGCGTTCGGCTTCGGTTGGCGCGTCAAGCGGGTTGAATTCCGCCTTAACGTGCAACTTGCGATCTTTGAGACCGGACACGGCAACAAGCTGATGATGTCGCTCGATCACCGGGCGATAGTCTTCCTGCACCGATTCGCATTCTTCGTGATAGCTGGCTTCCTCATAATCACCCGTGCTATTAAAACCCGTCGGCATCGTGCCTAGCAACTTAGTCGACGGCGTGCGCGCGATCGCCGAAACCAGTTGATACTGGTTCATGATGACCTTATCCAGATCCGCAAGGGTCGTATCAAGCTGTTCAATCTTTTCGTCTTCCTTGTCGATTACCCGGACCTGATAATTGTCGCGGTTGTACATCCACCATTGCATCGTTTCGTCGAACTTTGGCTTGTTCGCCATGACTTTTGCGGCGTCAGTCATCAGGATCGTCGAGCGCTTCGTCATTGCCAGCATCGGACCTTCGTTCGCCGTGCGTTCAGCCGCATACACACGTTCCATGATCTGTTGCGGCAGGGACACGCCGCCATAGATATATGACGGCTTCAGAAAATCCATCACTTCATCGTTGATGTAAACGACCATATGACTGTAATGGATCTTCAGCCCGTTGATCTGCCAGTATGTCGGCTCGTAGAATCGCAGCGACAGCGGATCACTCGAAGCGGCGCGATCGAGCAACGGTGCGCACCAGTACGGATCGACCTGTTTGATGCCCTTATACGCGCCAGGGCGAACGCCGTCGATATTGAACGGCTTTTCGTAGTAGTAGGGATCGGGCGAATTGACCAGAAAGATAGCAATGCGAATGCCGAAGATCTTCCCCTTACGCACAAACTGCACAAGGTTTTTCTTCAGCCCGTACGCCTGATCGTACCGTTCAATCAGCTTGGCGCGACGGGGATCGAGTTCGTTACCGTCGTCACCGATAATCTTGTAACCCTTGCGCATCGCATCGCGCGGCATGATCGAACATGCTTTGTTCACCAGCCAGTTCTGCGCCACGATCGCGCACATCTGCGACGGTACGAACGATTGTTGCGCGTACCACATCGTAATGCCTTCGCTCATATTCGGAAACGCGAAAGCACCATCGCCGTCGAGACCTGACAGACCGTCGAAGCCGTCCATCACCGCGCCGTCCGGTCGACGTTCCTCAAAGCGCGGCATCGCGGCGATCGCCTGCGCACGCACACGCATCATGACTTCATGCACCTGTGACGCGCGGTCGACCTGTTGACGGTCATCGTCACCACCGAAGATAGTTCCGCGCGGTTCGATACGTTCGATACGCTCAGGCGCAGCGTCGACGGGCTTTTTCTTTCCGAACAGAATCATTTATTGCCCCAAAATAGAAAAATCCCCTACATGATACCGCGTAGGGGATTCGGGGCAGGAACGACACTCGGACTACTTGTCGAAATTGGGATTACCTTGGAAGCGAGAGATTGGAATATATACCACGCCGCCCTTACCATCCATCAATGCCACGCGGCTATGTGTCGCAACCGTCCAATATCCGGTTTTGTATGTTCGCCCGCTCGCATCATCCACGTGATACCAGTAATATCCGCCTAACGGTGTCAGCTGCGAACTAAGGGCGATCACGCTAGCATCGTCGAAACGCGTGACGGCAATATCGTCAGGTTGCGCCTGCACCGCAGCGGCGGCGAACATCAGAAGTATGGCGGCTATCCGTTTCATGATCTTCCCCTTCGTTGAAATAGATATTATCTTAGCCGAAGATACCCTTGCGCGCAAGCGACGGCGAATAACAGATCATGATCGAGTCAGCATAGTTCGGCGAAACCATACCGTCAGGCGTCTTCACTACAACAATTTTCGCCGTGCCGATGCTTTGCTTGTAGACAGGTTGATGCAACTCCATACGGATTTTCTGCAGTTCGGGCAGCTTGGAAGACAGACTGATGATGTCGTCAGGGTCGACTACCAGATGTTCCACAACGGCACGATACGTATTCTCGAACCGCGTGCGCAGCGCCCAATATTCCTGCGCCTTACGATTCTGGAACAAGTCGATAGTCTTAACGCCCCTGTAGCCGCCCGGCACCTGCTTATCCTTGTCGCGCAGTTCGCCAGATCCACGGAACGCTACGGCGTCGATCTTGGGATAGGCGGCGCGGTTCTCTAACGCATTGATCGCTTCGG